TGGTTTGAATCTTGATTCTAATTTATTCTTCTTGGTTGGCATTTTGTTTACCTTTCTGTTTTAGTATTTGTTCTAATAGTTGTGTTTTTTCTTCCATTTGTTGAATAATAGCTTGATACTGTTGTTCTTTATTAGTTCGTTGGATTATTTCATCTTTTAATGGATCGTCTAAATAAGTTAATGCTGCTTGTTGATCATAAATTCCATATTGCATATATTGAATAGCCAAATTGGCTTTTTCCATTCTTGATGTAGGAAGCGTAGAACCAGATACTACCCTAATATTTTCTTTACTAATACTTTTCAAAAATTCATCAACTGATATTTGTTTGGATACCTTTTTTCCCTGATCATCAATATCTAATACATCAAAAATAGTTGTTGGGTCTTCATATTCTAAAAGATCAATTAACTTTCTTGCCAAATCAGTAAGAAACCAATCAAAATGTCTGGTTGCTTTTCTTAACCGTGGCCCCAAAGATTCTTTTAATTGACTAATTGTTACACCCGAAGGAGAACCTTTTGGCATTATGCCTTGCATTACTTCATGCCATCCTGCTATTTTCTCAATTAGCATCTCTGAATCTTGAGCATCTTGCAAAATATATGGTGGCAAGCTTCGTGGTTGTTCTTGATAAATAGCTTGCGCTGGTAGCATACTTAATCCTATAGATTCGCCTGCTGCACCTTTTACTTTGTTAGGGTCATAACCACTCATTTTGTGGTAAAATTCTCTTAAATTAGCTGTCCTATCAGCGTTATCAGAAATTTGATTTTTACGTCTTACTCTATTGTCCTGTAAACTCTGAATATATTGCTGTAAAGTAACTCCCCAAAATTTCAAAGGATCAATTATAAAATCTACTTTAGCATAGGGCAATCCAAATGGAGCAGCACGTTCATCTAATAATGTTTTGCCAGCAATGGTTACTATTTTCCCTTTTGGATATTTTAAACGTTTAGTATCCTGTGGTTCTTCGTTATGTTGTTCAATGTGGTCTAAAATTATTTGTTCCGCTTCTGGCGGTATTGCCGGATCATTTTTAATCGCTTCAAAAAAAGCTATATGTGCGTTTATATGTTCTGGATGATTTTCCTCGATTGAGACCTGTGGTATTTGATTTGCAGTACCTTCAATAATTTTTTTCCATGTTTCATGTTCCTGCTCTGTTTCATCTGAAGAATATGGAATTTTTTCCATTGTATCGTCTTTCATCCAACACTCAAGAACAATTGCTCTGCCAAATTCTTTCTTTCCATCTTTAGAAAGAAATCGTGATGTATCAGATACGATTTGTTCTGATTTACCTGATGTTCTCGCCCATGGACTAATTGCCGTTTCTTCTTCAAAAGTAAGTGCTGATAAATTATTATCAACTTCTATTTTTGCTCCACGTTCACCATAAATTCTTTTTAAATCATTTTTTGATTTTATGCTCATATAAATAAAAAATTCAAGAGTATTCAAAGATTTTCCGCATGGATCCGGAAAACAAGAAAATGAATTACAATCTTCTACATAAATACTTTGAGTAATTGGGTCAATACCTATTTTTGCCAATCCACTACCACTTATATTTTGCGCCCACCACAAAACTCGTTCACTTATATCAGATAATTGAAGAATATCCCAATAATAATCGCCTAAAATTTGATTTAAATAATCTGCGGTCATTACATCGTTTGCACCCTGTGGTCTAAATTGAAACTTTGGATTATTGTCTGTCAAAACAGAAATCATTCCATCTGATATTTCAAAAATCAATGGTATCCTGACACGATCTTTATAGCTTGGTCGTTTAATTTCTTCCTCAGCCTTCCAATATTTATAACGATCAAGCCATTTTCTTCTTTCTGGTCTAATACCATCTCTGGAATACATAAATAAATCAGTTACAGTTTTAACAATATTAGATTCATTCATATTTTACTCAATTCGCATATAAGTAATCAATACTGGAATGTTCTTTTTTTTCCTGTTGTTCTTTAATCCATTGCTGTTCATCAGATAAAGAAGAAACTGTTTGCTCTATTTTATAAAATTTTTCCAGTTTTTCAATTTTCTCATTTAATTTAATTAATTTATTATTTGTTTCATTAAACATATTTTTTAAAGTATCGAATTCTTCTTTGATTTTTTCAGGTAACTCAAGTAATGTTTTTAGTTTCATGTTATAGCCTTTATTTTTTTTATCTCATTTGCAAATAACACATTTTTTACATTTTTTTCCAGCCTTGATAATAATTGGTCGATACCATGTTGATCTAATCCTTGTGATTGGGTTTTATCATGTTCTCCGACTTTTTCATTAATATCCCGAACTTCTTCTATTGCTTGCTGGATTTTATTTTGTGCCTTTTTTGCACGTGCATAATATTCTATCAATGTTTCTAAATCCATAACTACTCCAAAAAGTTTATTATGATTGGTATAACTATTATAGATATAAAAGTAATTATAATTATTAATTTAATTATTTTCTTTTTCATTTTGTTTTGTTATAAATATTCATTATTATCTTATTACTTTTCGAATAAAATATTTGTTCCCCTGGTAATAAAATAAACATATCAAAAAATATAAATAGAATCCACAATGGAATAAAAATAATCCAATACTCAGAAACAAATTGTATAATCCATGTTTTTATTTTTGTTCCGTAAAGACCTGCCAACAAAATAGGAGTTGCCCATGCCATATAACCACGTTGACGTTCAAAAGCAACTCTTATAAAACCAAAAAACATTTTTGTTCTATCTTCAGGCGATAATTCGCTAACGTAATTTATCAATTTCAATTAATCTCCTTTCTATATCATTAATGCTTGGCTCAACATACTGTCCAGTTTCATAAGACCAAATGTATGGAATATTGAGAAAATTAGCTTCTGCTATCATTTTAGGATACCCATCATGTCTATTGGGTCTTAAAATCACATCTATATCCTGATAAATATTTTTATGTGAATCATTAACATAAATAAAATTCCACTCTGGATGTAAGGTCTCTATTTTTTCAATAGTATCTATTCCATATAACCATTTAATATCAACTCTTTTTTGGTATCCATTTGGATAATATACCAATACATTCATTATGAAGTTCCGTTTTTGCTTTTATATTATAAGATTGCAATTCTTCAGTAAGCCAGGGAGCTACTGTAATATTCTCGCAAAAATAACTTAACAACTTTGCCCTGACCCTATAATCCCAAAATTTACATTTTAGAACATCTGTTCCAATCCACAATCTGACACATTTAAAACCTATTAGCCTTAATAAAACAATCCATATATCAAAAGAACCCATTGATATTGAAAGATAATCACACTTCTCTTGTAGATTCCCACAATGCCATACAATCAATTTTTTTGTTCTCGATCTGACTATCATTTAAGTTCTTTATATTTATTCATTGCTCTATATTTCGGCATACTCATAAAGTAACCACAATTTCTACAATCTGCATAATTTTTTGGGATTTCCATTTTTAAAGCTTGTTTTCTTATCCACCTTGCTTCTTTACTGTTCAGTACTTTCCAGAAAGATTGTTCAAATGCATTGCCAATTTCATAGCAAGTTATACATGGCACAATTGATCCATCAGTATTCAAACTGTAAAATGAAAATGGTGCTCTGCAATATGTTTCTTTCACAAAATTAAGTGGCATTGTACTATATTTTTCATTACCAGGATTATTTGCTGTTACATAACCGTCTTCGTAACCTTCCAAATGATAACCTGTTTCATTTATAAAAGCAATATTTACATTATGTTTTTCCTGCATTTCAAGCCAATATTTAGCTTTCTCTACATTGAACAATGAAACCCTTACCCAGTTACAATGTTCGCTAAAATTGCTTAACTTGTGGAAAAAGTCATCATCAAAAAAGTCACCATTAGATGTTATTGAATACCTTATTTTATAACTATTCAACAATTCGCACATTTTAAGTAAATCTGGATGCAGTCCAGGATCACCACGCCCTGTTAAAGAAAACTGCCTAATAAATTTTCGTATTACTCCCATTCGCTTGAGCATATCAGCGAATTTATTAAAGTCCATTAAATCTGGTTGTTTTTTAAACCATCTTAAATAATAACTATCTACAAGGTCAGAACTCCAATTAGGACAAAACTTACACTTTCTATTGCAAATATTAGAAATATTGGCAGTAAGCTGGAATGGCAGTAATGTAAATCCGTTCGAAATATGATATACGAACAATTTGAATTTCTCATGTTTCATTTGATTGTCTGTTAATCTATACCACGTTATCTTTTTTTTCATATTACTTCCTGATTTCATATATTGCGTACTGAACGTAGAGCAAATTTCTAATAAAATTTTTAATGGTAGTTTTTCCGAACAATAATCGCATCAATGGTCTAAATCCGATCAAGTATGTTTTCCACGATGCAATAAAAATAATTTTTTTATATCTGACTATTTTTAATTTGAGTGGATTTAATATCCATTTTTCAAAATGTTTTCGATCCATTTCAAAGAAGTGCATACAATGCCACATCCAACGTGGATTACATGGAATGATAACGTAAATTGATCCATCTTTGGCAATTGCCTTTTTCAATTCATTCATAAAAAACAATGGATTTTGAAGATGCTCAACTATTTCAAATGCAAAAATTGTTTTACACTGGCGTTCTTTTATTTTATCCCAATTAAAATCTTCGCTGTCGATTGTTTTAACTGTTAAGTTCATTCTTTCTGAAATATACTTAACCCTCGGATTGTATTCGCCAATGTCGAAAACAGTATCTCCTTGTTCTATTTCAAGAAACGGTATAATATGATGATCTACATATTTTTTTAAAATTTTTGAATTAGGCGACCATAAATGCTCAGTTGTCTCATATCCTGGTTTTAGCATTACCACCTCTTAAATATTGTTGAATAAATATCTCGTATTATTCTGTAAAATAAAAATATTTTCGTGCTAAATTTAATGCCGTACTTTTTTATGTAATAAAATTTTATTTTATAATTTCCTAATAAATAATTAAATCTTCGCCTTCTATCCCTGGTACACGTTACACTCTCATTATTTTTTACCCATGTTGCTGAATAAAAATCTAAACAATGAAATCTTGTATGTCTTATCAATTCTAAAACAATGGGATAGTCCCAAACATGAAATCCAATATCAATAAAATTTTTAAAATTTATATGTTTATCAAAAACTGATTTTCTCATTAAATATGACTGTGCAAAAATATTAGCACGACCTGCAATTAAATTATCAAACGTCATTCTTTTATTTATGGCATCAGTTGAAATTGATATTGGAGTACGAGAGTATTCGGTATCCGTAAATACACGAGTCAAGCATAATCCACAATCATTGTTATTATCCAAATACTTTACTTGCCTCTTTAGCTTGTCTCTCGTTATCCAATAATCATCGCCATCACAAAAAGCAATATATTTACTACTGCATTCAGAAAGTCCTTTTAAATAAGTTTGCATTAATCCCTTGTGATTCTCATAAAATACCTTAATTTTTTTATCGGGTAAATACTTATTGACAATATTTATTGAATCATCGGTGCTGCCATCATCTACTATTATTATTTTAAAATCTTTGAACGTTTGATTTAAAACACTGTCTATGGCTCGTTTTATTGATTTGGCATGATTGTATAACACTATTATTACGTCAACTTTTTTTTCTGACATAAATTGTCAATCCTATTTGCGTTACATTAAGTACAGCACCTATTGATTGAGCAAGTAATCTATTCCCACGAATATTTAAATGTCCATCTATTCGATCAATTTTATTTTCAAATATTTCATCAGTTAATAGAAAGAAGTTTATTCGATTGCTAACTAATTCTTTCTGATAAAACTTCATAATTTTATCCCGCTTTATCGTTTCAGGTGAAGCATAAAGGCAAACGACAAGGTTGTCGCAAAGTTGTTTCATCTGTGCTATAGCTTGTTTTGCTTCTTCAAATTGTAGTTGAGTATAGATTGGTAGCGACATTCGTTTTTTAAGGTAAAACAACGCTGTTAATAAATATGATCTGTAAATATTTCTTTGAAAACTTGTAGGTTTTTTGCTTCTTGCTGCAACGTCATTGTTAGTAATTATCCAGAATACAATATCAGGTCTCAACGCTTTGCCTTCTATATCAAAAAGCAATGATTGTTCAACACTGTTTGTACCTGGTACACCAAAATTAATAACTTCGTAGTCTGTTTTATCACTCAGGATAGTTGTAAAAACATCCTTACGATCTACTCCCCACCCATAAGCTACAGAATCACCCAATATCAGCAGTCTCTTTTTTACCTTCTCGCCTATCGGTTCTCTGTTCTTTAATTGCCAATACATTCCATTGTCGATCATTTTTTCCCGAAAGAATGTATTCGCTTTATAAAAATAACATAATCCTGGTATAAACACTCGGAGTAACGCTTCAAACATGAAGGTGACTCCGATGATATACCCAAGAATTTTGCCATATCTTTTGATATTTCTTCCCATGACTGTGGCTCAAATTCAAATAGTTCAGGATGGAGATTCCCTTTTATCGGATTACCGAGATGTCTTAAAGTTATTACACTGGAACTTGTATAATGGTCAAAACTTTCTCCATAGTCTCGCCCCATTCCGTTTCTTAAACACAAACAATATTTTTGATAATTAAAAGACGACTCTTGTATTACAACATTTTTTAATTTTAAGGTACTTTTTTTTATATTATCGTACCCATGCCTGATCACTGGTTTTGTTGGATCGAAACATTGCATAGTAACACAGGCATTTTTGATTCTACGATATAACCAGTTATAAACTGAAATGAACCATTTGTTCGGTTGCGTTGGTCTATCTATACTATCTCTCATGTCTATATAAACCCTTCCACCAAATAACTGACAAATCCAGGCTGGTAATAAAAGACTTTCAGGTGGTATAGTAAAAATAATTTTATCAAAGAACAATGAATATATTAGAACTATTGGTGTTATTATAATACCCCATAAAATTGCTGGTAACTTAAATAGTCTTATAATTACCTTTATTTTCCCTCGTGGCATTGTTGTATCTATAAAACCCTTACATGGTTTTTTAGATGTTATTAATGAATGTATAGATAAATAATTACTTAAATGTAACCACCTAAAACTGCCAGCAGTATTAAAAGGATACCAATAATAACTAACCAAAAGTATTTTATCAGACATAATAAAATTATACCCAAATAATATAGAATTCGGATAACAAATATAACTAATTCAAAAATCATTCTTTCAATTCTGGCGTAGCATAGCTACATTATTACACTTACAACTGGCATTTTTTTATATAATTAAAATTCGACCGTATAAAATAAAAAATAAATATTTTGCAGCACAACATCCAATAGATGTTATGGTATAAACTAATACACCAATAGCAACATAATAATTATTATCAAATGATTTTTTACTTTTTTTTTCTTTAATAGTTAAATATAACATAGAAATAAATAATACAATATAAGGTAAATTTTCATTACCTTGTGGTAAAAAAAGAAAACCATCAACATAGCTTGGCATACCTGAAAAGTTATATGGATTCCACAAAGGATAAATTTTATTTTTTATAGCATCATCATAAAATGTATCATGAGCTCTACTATTTAGTCCATCTCCTCTGACAATAGTATAGTTTTCATTATTAACAAAAAAATTTCTATGTGGCTCTGACATAAAAAAACTAAAAATGAAAAGAAAAATAAGTAAACAAATCCAAACAGAAACTTCTTCAAATGTTGACCATTCCTTTTTATCCATATAAAACTTCGTATTCTGTTTCTTTCTCCGCAAATATAACTCCTGGAAATTCTTTTTTTAATGCTTCATCAAATATATCTTTCTCTTTTTTTACAATCTGTTCCTCTATAAAATACGACCTGACATCAAAATTATAATTTTCCCATATTGCCATTATTGCGTATCTGTCAGTATCACACGAATCATCTCCATCTTGCTTTTTCATGTCGCCTGGTTTTAAATCATCATAAATTTGACTCGGATAAGCCGATAATGTTTTTATACAATTGTTAAATATTCTGTAACGTGGAGACTCTATTAAATTAACTCCCTTATCGGTGTATTCACCTTTCCACTTCATCATTGTCTTTAGATTAGTCCAGCCTGTTATTCTTGCTTTATTAGCTTTCATCATTAGCATTCCAGCATTGGCTAATATATCATTTATTTGTAAAGCTATTGACTTATCAGAGTACACTTCTCCTTGTGATGCTTCATAAGCAGTCTGAAATGGATTCTGTTCCCACATTTGAGTATCGCCTATTCCGTATGTCAAAGAACCGTCTTCTGCACTTAATTCAATTATTCTATTTGCTACTTCTACTGGTGATAGTTCCCTTCCTTCTAACTCTCTATATTTAATTATCCCACTATCAGTTACTGCATACCATCCACAATGGAATGGATGCGGACTATATCCCCAATCTAATGCAAATATTTTTGTCCATTCTTTGTCTATCTCGAATGGCTTGACTCCATGTATCTCTTTTCTAAAATCACCAAAAAACTGACCAACAAATACTGTCCAATCACCGTCTAAATATGCACGTCTTAAATCTTCATCCAAATCTTCCAAATTGCGAAGATATTCTGGATTGCTATTTAAAAATATGAAATTATCATATATCTTTGCTTGGATAAAATGATAATCTTCTCCATGTTCATTGACAAGAAAATTCCTATCTATAAATAATCTTTTAACCCACGAATGTCCAACTCCACCAGGATTCCCTGTTAAAAGAAAAAAAGGCTTGAAATTGGGATATTTATTTCGTATCTTTGGATCACTACGCAATGACGTTTTTAATATCTTGAAAACTTCTTCTTCATGTTGCGTGGCTTCATCCAAAAATATGATGTCGTATTCTATACCTTGATAGTTATATACATCCATTGTCGAAGCTAAATGCTTCAATTCTAACGTCGATCCATTGGGAAAATATATGGTCTTTTCTCCAGACCTATACCAGTCTCTTAAAAACGGATATTCAAAAAATAACTTCCGTATGTGGTTCGCTAATAATTCTGGATAGGTCTTCCGAACTATGACCGCAGAAATCCCACTAAACTGCATACAACACTGTATTAGTTTAGCTCGACCTAAATAACTCTTACCACCACCCTTCGCCCCACCATAAAATAAATATGACCCACGCTCTGTTTTATCTATATATTCTGAAGCATCATATTGCCTGGGCTGAAATTTTAATTCTAATTTGGGCAAATTGTTCTCTTGTAAAGTATATTCACCGTATTCAATATATCTCCAGAAAATACTTCAAATTTCTGAAAATATGGAAAAGTAAATAAATAAGTACCAGTCTCTCCGAGTACCGCCCCGTCCGAGCCATACCCCCCTATCTGCATAAATAAATATCTCTATAAAAACTAACTAACATTCTAAACAATATAACAAGCTTCTTTTTATCTTATGTGTCCGCGCCAGGCACGCTGGCACACGTGAAAATAGCAAATCTGGATTTTCCTTTTGGCTGTTTTGGTGTATTTGCAGTATAGTTGCATTACTGCTGTTTTAGTTTTGGTTATTGTTTACCGCATTTACGGCTATTAACTTCAATAAAAACAATAAACGTGCTTTTTAATAACATTGTCGTTTTTTGCTCGTTTTTGCTCTTATTTGAAAATAAAACTAAAAAATGCTTATAAAATGGCGCTTATGTGATAGATTCTTTTTCAATGTTCTAAAATAGTACGATTAAATGAAGATGATTAACTCTTTTTTACTGTTTCAATTCTATTATAGTACGATTAAATGAAATTGTAGGCTTTTAGAGACGTTTTAAGACACTGTTTTTTGAAAGTAATGATAAATATCGAATAAAACGTGATCGTTCGGCTGCGAGTCTCTAATCGCTTAAAACAGCATTTTGACATAAAAAAAACACAAAACATACTATTTGTCTTGTGTTTCTTCTTTTACTTTCTCGATTGTGATCTTCCAGCCTTGCGCATCTGGGAGCAGGCTTTCTTTTGTGCGCACTTTTGCTATTTCTAACAAGCTGTTTGCAGCGGGTGTGTCCTTGTTTGTCTTTGCATTTCTTTTTAAATTGTATATCTGTTCAGCAGCAAGTGATCTTGCAAGGTCCTTTGCTGCTTCTGCTATGTCATTTCTGAACTTTCGCTTTAAATTATAATAATGAACACGACAAATTCCAAGCTCGGCGGCGCATTGCTCTGCTGTTTTATCTTGATTTTCTTCTGCTAAAATGTAATTTAAAAAATCTTTTTTTTTAATTTTTAAAATTGGCATATTAAAACTTTAATTTAATTATATACTTTACATACAAACAACTATTTTTCTTTTTATTAAGGTGTGGTAAATTGACACACTTTTTAGTTTACATAATAACGAATAAACATTTTTTATATACTACTGGACACAGACAAAACATTTTTTTAGTTAGTGTGTAAAATTGACACACTTATTTTAATATATATAATAAGGAAGCTTTTTTATTCTTTTTTTGTTTTACTTGTAAAGTCTTGTTTAAGTTGTTCTAATTTTAAGATTAGCTTAACAGATTCTAATATTTCGCTTCTGATCTGTTCGTTTTTACAGTAGCTATCTGCTACTTTATTTAGTATGCTGTTTTGCGCTTGCTCTATTATGTCAATCATGTAAATTTTACACTATTTAATTATTTTTGGTATATACTTTTTACACAGTTATTTTTCCGGTTTAACTTTCGATTTATTTTGCAATTGACTGATTTTACTATGTATTTTTTACACACCCGGAATATACATTATTTTATTATATTTGTCAAGCCCTTTTTTATATTTTAACTATTTTTTTTAATAATTGTTTCATCCTGGACACAATGAACTTATTTACAGTACTGATTTTTATTGTTTATTATAAACTTAAGTTATTCGTTTTGAGCTGATACACAGTCTCATATTGATACACGACATTAAAGTTATTGTTTTTATTAATACTTACAAAGACTATTGTATCACATTGTTACATTTTGCTGTTTTGCCGTGTTGTTGTTTTTATTGAAGTTAGCTATTTGGCATGATATTTGTATATATTTTAATTGTAAACACGTAAACAAATAGGAAATACAATGAAAGACAAAATCGCAATATGTACATTAGATAATAAAAACAGACTTAAAATAGAATGTTTTAAAAATCTAATGATCGAACTGGATGAAGAAAAAATGTCTACATTTGCTATATACAAAAAAAATAGATATGAAATTCAAGGAAATATCAATTTATTTTATATCATTGTTTAAACTATTTTTAATCGCTCTAATAAAAACAATAATTTAAACGATATAAAAAATTAAAAAAAAGCTTGACATTTATACAATTAATTTGTATATTTACATTGTAAGTTAAACAAATAAACAAAACTAACAGCCCGCAAGGGCAGGAGAGAAAAATGAAAAATCTAACTTTATCCTTAAGCAATCAGGATACT